ATAACATATATTACATTCAATTCCCTTGCTTTCTTCACTGGTACGACCAGCATTCGTCTCGCTTGAGGTGCGAGAAACCTTGGGTGACTGATGGGTAGACATAGTCAATTTATGATATTTTTTTTTTTCAAAAAACAATTTTATTTTTGTTTTGATTTTTCGTAAAATTATTTGAGATATTTGTTAATAAGTTCTGATTTCTCCAAAATATACTTGGGGTATTTGTTGGATGGTTTTGATTTTTCCAAAACATACATGTAGTATCTGTTGAATCACTAATATTCCAATTAAGGAATTTGTTAAATTTTATTGTACCTGCAAACATAAAACTCATGTCTCTTACACAACTAATATCCCAGTCTTTTAATGTTTGATTAAAACTTTTAGCATACCAAAACATACTTCTCATATATTTAACACCGCCCACATTCCAACTATTTAGTGGCTGGTTGAAATTTTCACAATTACGAAACATACATTCCATGTTTGTTACACGACTCACATCCCATCTACTAATATCTTCATTAAAATAAATATTTAACCAAAACAAACTAGACATATCCGTAATAAGACTAACATCCCAATTACCAATATCACGATATTTATATGGAATTACTTGTTGTTTTAAATCATATTCTTGTTGTGTATCTGCTTTATACCAAGTGTCTATAACACTTTTAAGTTCGTGTTTATGTTTAGGTTTAAAATAGGCAAACTCAGATATATAATCATTTAAATATCTGTTATTAAAAGTCCAATGTTGTGCGGGTGATAGTTTATAATGAATTATCGTTAAAAAATTGTATGGTTTTGTTTGATCATTATTACGAGATGGTTTGTTTAAAATTGACATTTATTACTTACATTAAGTAAATAGATTTTTTTATAAAACAATTTTATGTTTATTGGTGTTTAATATCTTTGTTCGACAAAAATACAGATTATAGACGACATAAAGGACATTGTTGAAGATATGTTTCCTCCTCATATTTTTGATTCTTTTCATCATTCCATTTACCCCACTCTTCGTGATATATTTTTATCAGAGGATAATCTGTTTTCCATTTTTGATTATTTTCGTCTTCGTAATATTCATCTTCAACATTTGGATAAGGAAATTTCGGTTCATTTTCATTATCACTATCACCATAATAACATCTTTTGAAACATTCAATACATAATGTATGTTCACAATTTGGTTGTATTATAGAACGTTTAATTTCTAGACATATCGGACACTCTAAATTATCACTTATTTCTAGTATTCCTTTACCTGTACGAGAATTTTCACCTTCTCCCCAAGTTCCAAACATAATATGGCATTCCATACATAAATAACGACCCATATATTCAAACCATAATTTGGGTAAAACTGCTTTACATAATTCATAATTTTTACATTTAATTCCTCCACCATTTTCTTCTGTATATTGAAAATCAAAAGCAATATTATTATTTTCGTATTCTAAATCTCTTTCCATAATTTATATATAAAATAATTCTTAATTTAAATCAAATTATTTTAAATATTCAAAGGTGTAATAATTCTATTTACTTTGTTCGTATGCCAGTTTATCTACTGCTTCGTTATAATGATTGCCGTTGTGTGATTTGACCCAAACCCAGTTAATCGTTATGTTAGAAACCAAACTATCAAATCTTTTCCACATATCTAAATTTTTGTTTCGTTTCCATAATTTTTTACCACAATTCATAGTCAACATACTATCAGTATACAAAGTACATTCATCGTATTCCATATCTATAAGAAATTCAATCGCATTTATTACTGCTAGTAATTCCATTCTGTTATTAGTTGTATTAGATTCACTCCCAGAATCTTGTAGTTGAAAATCATTGTCTAGAATTATATATCCCCAACCTCCTTTCTTATTACGACAAGAACCATCAGTATATACTTCAATCATTACTTAACTAAACATGGATAGTCTAAAATTATTTAATTTTATTCTAAATTTGATTATAAATTTTGGCATAAAAAAAACCCTCTTGATTAAAGAGGGTTTTATAACTAATAATGATTATATAAAATTTTTATTTATATAATTAAACATGATTTTACACCAATATATAAACATAAATTTACTTACAACTTTCTAAGAAACATAACATTCATTTGTCCATTATCTCCATATCCCATATCAATAACTTCCTCTATTTCTTCATAATTATTTCTATCAATAAATTTACCAATCTCTCTATCAATCTTTCTTCTTATATTATTAGAACCAACACCATTATTTGACCAAGTAAATCCTAGTATCGTTCCTACTTTTACTTTATCATTATTTTTTTCAAGGTACTCCAATAATGGTTTCACTACTTTACTATAATGTCCCACAAAATCCGCATATATTAATGATAAATTTTCCAAGTTATTTTCCATTAAAGTTTCCAAGAAATCACCTGGTTGAACTCTACGACCAAATACGGGATGATTTTTGTTTATTTCAAATGTTTCCTCATCATACTCAGGAATAATTAAATTATCGACTTCAAACATATTATTTTCGATCAAGTGTGAGGAAGTCTTCATTTCTTTTGCATCAAGATAAATCGCATCACCTTGATTATAGTTGTTATAATTTTTCAACCAAGTATTAATTTCCAGTTTTTTCTTAGGATTGGGTTCATTATATCCAGACTTCTTCGCTACACGACTCGTACTAGTTTTCCTATTACAATTTTCACATACTTTATAACAATATATATTATCCTCACTAGTAGTTTTCCACAAATGTTGGCAATTATTTTTCTTTGTTTTTTTCATTTTTCTCTCATTAGTATCTTCTTGATAATCAGAATTAGAATCAGAAACATAACCAACTGGACTAGTAGAACCACACTTAGATTCTTTTACACCACTATTTATATAGTCAATATCACTTTCATTCACACTTTCACTTTCATTTACACTTTCACTTTCATTCACACTTTCACTTTCATCTTGACAAATACTATTATTATGGGACTGAATTATGTCAATAAGAGTTTGTTTATTGTCCTTAGACTTGAATTTAATGTCTAAATTTTTACAAATATTCTTTAACTGGGGAATCGTATACTTTTTCAAATTATCATAATTAACCTTTTCTTCTACATCTTCTTTAATTTTCCTTTCAGTTTTTTGTGTTGTTTTACTTCTACCTTTCCAAACCCATCCATCAATGCTTTCTAATTTTTGAATTTTTTCATCTGATAATTTATTTTTTTTGTTATTGTATATACCTTTTTGTGTTTGTGTCCATATATAAAGACTATGTTCATAAACTTCCTCACTTGTTTTATTTGTTTTTTGAATCTGTTTTGGATGTCGTTTATTTTTGTTAACAAAATTATTGTATTCATTAAATCTTTCATCAAATGTTTTAATATTTTCATCTTTCCAAACCCATCCATCAATGCTTTCTAATTTTTGAATTTTTTCATCTGATAATTTATTTTTTTTGTTATTGTATTTGTGTTTTTGTGTTTGTGCCCATTGATAAAGACTATTTTCATCAACTTCCTCACTTGTTCTATTTGTTCTATTTGTTTTTCGAATCTCTTTTGGATGTCGTTTATTTTTGTTAACAAAATCATTGTATTCATTAAATCTTTCATCAAATGTTTTAATATTTTCATCTTTCCAAACCCATCCATCAATGCTTTCTAATTTTTGAATTTTTTCATCTGATAATTTATTTTTTTTGTTATTGTATTTATGTTTTTGTGTGCTTGTCCATTGATAAAGACTATGTTCATAAACTTCCTCACTTGTTTTATTTGTTTTTTTAATCTTTTTTGGATGTCGTTTATTTTTGTTAACAAAATTATTGTATTCATTAAATTTTTCATCAAATGTTTTAATATTTTCATCTTTCCAAACCCATCCATCAATGCTTTCTAATTTTTGAATTTCTTCAACTGATAATTTATTTTTTTTGTTATTGTATTTACTTTTTTGTGTACTTGCCCATCTACCAAGACTATTTTCATAAACTTCCTCACTTGTTTTATTTGTTTTTCGAATCTCTTTTGGATGTCGTTTATTTTTGTTAATAAAATCATTGTATTCATTAAATCTTTCATTCCATCTAAATTCTAATAAACTCCCAGACAACTTAAAATCTAACACACAATTACTCATATTTTTACTAAATTCATCCATATTATCTATATTCCACAAAACCATAAATTCATCATCCGCTGTAAACTGGATATTTTTATTATATCTCTTTGTTCTACTAGACTTTTTCTTTTTACCTTCGTTTTCACATTCATTATCACCCTCATTATCACCTTCTTTTTCATTAATTTTATAAAATGTATTATCTTCATTATTATGATATAATCTCTCTTTAATCTCCCTCTCAATATGCAAATCAAAATCTTCACCAAAATATTTAATATTATCTTCGCCCATATTATTTGTGTGTAATTCCACAAGACCATCTTTTTCTACCGCCACTCTATTAAGATATTCTTCATTAGACTCCTCCTCCATCTTTGGAATATCACAAAGTGTGGAAATATCAGTTGTTTTGCTATCTTCATCAAATTTAAATCCATTTGATTCTACATTTCGTTTGATTTCGTCTTTGAAATGTTTTTTGGGATAGTCTAAACACATTTGGTAATACTCCTCATCATCTTGTTGAATAGCAGTCAATACATTCATAATATTATTATAATCACCAAACTTAGTAACAGCAGATCTAATGTAGTTATCTTGACTTAGTTCACCTTCCATATTACGATATTTCTCATAATCAATCAAACAAGGAATAGTAAGAGTAGCAGGGCGGATGGTTCGGTCATTCTTTCTCAACATACGACCAATATTTTGAATAATAGCGGAAATACTATTCTTAGAATCAACAAAGACAACGTGATTCGCATTCTTGGTATCAATACCTTCCTTCATAACTTGACAACTAGAAAGCACAAAAAACTCATTATCGGGAGAATTTTGGAATTGTTTAAAAATGGTTTCTCTGTTTTCAGTATTGGCAACAACACCTTTCATAGTAACTTTTTTATAAATTCCCTTGTATTTTATAAAATCAGGTTCACACAACACTTCATCAAATGCTTTTCTAAATAATTTTTGATTTACAAAATCCTTCACATTGGTCTTGTAATTAATAGAATTTTGAATTTCATCTATTTCCATTTGTTCAATTTCATCCGCTTCATCTTCATCCTCTAATTCTCCTTTTTGTTGTTTTTTAGAATTAGAATAGGAATGGTAAGTAAGAACATGAGTATTTTTACTCAATAAACTATTACGGATAATCAATTTGTAAATATTCATAGTATTCTTATTAACATCACCATTCTTAATAATACCGGCACGAATTTCAAAATCTTTAAGAATATGATGAATCAAACCATCAAGATAAGTAATATTAGCAATTCTTTCACCACACATACTTTCTTCTTGACAATCACGATTAAACATAGTAACATTTTTATTATTTTTAGGAGTAGCAGTAAAAAATATACCATGATTATAACGAGGATTAATATAGATATTTTTATGTATTTCTTTACCAATACTATTATGAGCTTCGTCAAAAATAGCAAGTTCAATTTTCATATTTTTTTGTTCAAGAACAGAATTAAGAACATGAAATGACTGATAAGATATACATATAATTTTTTTGTTTGGTGAGTCAAGTATTCTGGATATTTCTGATGGATCAGTAGTAGTATTTTCATTATTTTTGTCATCTAGAGTACAGATAACAGAAATATCATAACCATAATCAACAGCATCATTTATTATACCAAAACCATATTTAGTGTCACGAATATAGTCGTTCATAAATTGTTCTACTAAACCTAGAGAAGGAAACACAAACACATTGAGATTAAAATTAGTATCAAATATTGTTTTATACATAACACGAGATTTTCCCATACCACAAAATGCTTGAAAAAGTAGTTTTATGTTGTCATTGGTCTTAATTTTTTGAATCATGTTTTCATAAGGTTCTTGTAGTACATCTCTTAGTTGAATTTTATTAGAGATATTATAGTGATCTTGATTATAATAAAAATTTTCTTCATTAGTTACATTTTCTTGAGTTTCTTTTTGTTCCACGGGAATAGCTACAGACTCTGTGTCTTCGTCTTCGTTGCCTTCATCTTCTTGTTTAATATTCTCGATTAATAAATCAATAAGTGATTGTTTCTTCAAGTTATAATAGCCTTTTATTTTCCTTAACTTACAAATTTTTCTTAAATCTTTTATATTACAATTATTTACAATTTCTATTTGTTGTTCACAGGGCATTGATACAGAGTATGTCTCTGCAGACATATCGCTTGAGGTGCGATAAACCTGGGGTGACTGTTGGCTAGACATAGTCAAATTTCAATAATTATTTTTTTGAAATTCAATTTTATTTTAAATTTTATTTTAAATTTTGGCATAAAAAAAACCCTCTTTAATCAAGAGGGTTTTTATACAACTATCATACTATAATTTTAAAAACATATAATCACTTTTATACTATTGTTTATTTACCACCAACCATAATCTATGTAATCATACAAAAAATCAAGTATCAAATACGGATATGGATTAACCAAGTCATTCAACACACCATCTTGTTTATATACATAATACATGTCTTCCATCGCTTCTCGTATCTTATTTTTATTATCTTTAAGAAAAATTTCGATTTCATAATGTTTGTATTGTTTTAAATCAACCGCAATTCTTCCATATATCAAGTCTGAATATACTTGTTTAACCATTAAATTAATAAGATTTTGTTTTATAGGATTCTTTATATTGAAAAGACTAATAAACAAATATGGATATTCCTCAATAAACTTTCCCCACAAATTTTTTATTTCTAAATTCTTCATTATGTATTTACACTTTTGAATATCACTATCATAATTTTTGTTTTGGATAAACACCCAAGCACTAAGAGTGCTTTTATCTGTTTTAATACAAGGCATTCTTTTATTTACAATCACAAACTCATTAAGTTGTTGTAACTTACTTATCCAATTTTGGGTTGGACTAGTGAAAATTTGTCGGAATTTAAGTTGGTACTTTTCATTAATTACAATTTCTTTAGTTTTTTCATACATTTGTTCCACGGGAATTTCAATAACAAACTCTGTGTCTGCAGACATCTCAATTGAGGTTTGAGAAACCTTGTGTGACATATGTGTTGACATTGTCAAATTTTCTATGTTTTTGTGTTAAAAATTAATTTTATTGTTGTAATTTTAGCATAAAAAAAACCCTCTTTAAAGAGGGTTTTTTTTATGCTAACTAAATATATTATAATTATAATTATATTAAAATTCTTGTGTTAAAAAATTAATAATTTTTTGTGATCTTTCATCACGTACTTTACAAGTACCCATACATCTTTTGTAACCATCAAATTGTTGAATATAATCATCCCATGAAATAGTTTCAAAATGACTAGATAATTCAACAACATTTCTATCACTATGACCAACATTATCACTCCATGAAGGAAGACGATATTTTGGATCATAAACATTTATGATTTTGTGTATTGTTACTTTTTCCTTATAAAACCAAAACATAAAATAATCACCACTTTTACATTTAGTTTTGGTTTTAGAACTAGGACCATCCCAATAAACAAACTTTCCTTTATTTATATTTTCTAATTGTTCTTTATAATCTCTATTAGGTTTATGTTTTTTGTTATCTTTTTTACTAATAGGAGTAATATACAGATTATTCTGAGTTGTATATTCAGAATCATTTTTTGATTCTGTTACATCACTATCAGAATCATTTTTTGATTCTGTTACATTACTATCAGAATCATTTTTTGATTCTGTTACATCACTATCAGAATCATTTTTTGATTCTGTTACATCACTATCAGAATCATTTTTTGATTCTGCTATACAATTATAAGTAATTAATAATGTTTTACTTTTGTTCTTATAATTTACATTTGTCATTTCATCTAAATGTTTTTGTATTTCACAAGTTGTTTTAGTATTATTAAATCCTTTAATATACCAATATTTCCCCCTAGATGGTTCAACAATAACATGTGCTCTCTCCTCAATAGCTCTATTAAGTATATCTTCAAATGAATGATCATCTTTTGATAACTTAATTTGACCAATACCCCATGAACCCTGTGTGTCTGTATTATATAATAAAGTATTGACAATAATATTTTTAATTATGAATGTTTTTTTAACATTTATAATTAATTTATTAATTACATTTTCTTGAAACATTTGTTGTTCCACGGGAACAGCTACAGACTGTGTGTCTGCGGACATATCGCTTAAGGTGCGATCAACCTGGGGTGACTGATGGGTAGACATAGTCAATTTTCAATATTTATTTTTTCAAAAATCAATTTTATTTTAAATTATTGAATTTTAATACAAATTCACAACTAAAAATACCAAGAATACCAAAAAAAATATGTTTAAAAAAAATGTTATATTAGTTTTAAACATTTTTACCTCAAATGTAGACATAGTTTTATAACCTAGTTTTCTATAATACATTCTTACTCCTTCACCACTTATTATAGCAACACCATTCATCTTATGAAAATATGATACATACTCTGCTATCTTTACAAGTGTTTTGCCAATTCCAACATGTTGCGATGAGTTTTGTTTGTTATGTCCAACAGGAACTAACCTATTATACACATGTAATTCCCTAATGAGACCCTTATTTTTAAGGGTATTGTAATAAGTCGTTTTGTGTGTTGTTGGAATTCGTAACCTAATAAATCCAAACAAAGCTCTGCTATCCCAACTTTCCAAAGATATAAAATAGTCGATACCAAAATTGTCTCTATATCTTCTAATTTTATAAAACGAATATTTATTAGAATATTGTAGATTCCTTCCAATCTCTCTTGTTCTCAAATCTTTACAATACTTTCCTTCTAATTCTAACTTATCTGTCAACATTTGCCGTAAATTAGAGTACCGATTACCTGCGGTTATGTAATTGATAGGTATATCTCTCACAACTCTGGCAATTCTAATCCAATAAGGACAAGTCTCTAATGCATACTTAACAACATCTACTAATTTTTCAGGGTGTTGTTCTGAATATGGCATAAACTTGCCTTGTTTGTACCATTTTTCGATCCGTGTATATGGTGTTACCTCACACGGATAAATTTTCACCGCATCTGGTGAAATCAATGATGTTTTAAATATGATATCAAACATCTTTTTGTCTTTTTCTGGAGAAGAATCAGGTAAATCAGGCATTAAGTGAATATCAACTTTAAAGCAATTATTTTTCAATATTTTAACTGCATGACAAGAATCACCAAATGTATGACCTCTGTTAATTTTGTTGAGTAAATTATTGTCAGTGTGTTGAACTCCTAGTTGAACTCTTGTTACTCCAATAATTCTAAAAAAATGTATCCATTCTTTGTTGATAGTGTCTGGTCTAGTTTCAATACATATACCGATTATCTTTACTTTTGAATAGTGAATATTGTAGTTTATTTCATCTTTTAGTGGTTTTTTTGGTCTTTTATCGTACAAACTATCGAAGTATGTGTTGGCACTATAAAACAAATCTCTGTTGAATTCTATCAAATATTGTTTGGGAAATTCAGTGTATGTTCCTCCTTCGATTATGATTTCTAGTTTGTCTATCTCGTGTCCTTGCATCATTAAACTGTTTAGTCTGTCTACTATTTGTTTTTGCGGATCCCAGTTGTTTCTATGACCTCTTTGTACGGCTGGTTCTTTCAACAAGTAGCTTCGTGCGACATCGAATTCAGCTCCATTTTTAATTGATTCGTCAGGACAGTAAAAACAATCGTGTTTACAGCTAAATTTCTGACCATGAGGATGAGGACTCAACAAAACTGCAAAACTATTGATACCAGATATGTTTCTAGAAGGACATTTCTGAATAAGAGTCCAGAATAACTCATTATTTTCTATTTCGTTTTGTATTAGCATTCGTCTATAAACATAAACAAGATAGGGTTTTTTTACAGACAAACCATTTTGTCTTGATAACTTCCCATATTGTAATGTAAATTCTTTTTTAACAATGTTGTAGTCTTTGTTTATGTTATTAAGTGTATGGTTGTATAATTGTGTGACTAGTAGTTTATATTTATCATAATCCGTAGTCATTATGTTAATAAATTTAGAGTCTCTTTGAGTGTAGATATCTTCAATATCTTTTAGTTTTAAATTTAAGCATGACATTTATTTTTGTAAATTATTTTTTCGTTTAATCAAATTTAATTTTCTTGTTTAATTAAATTTGATAATTAAAAACAAAACATAATTAAATTAGTAAAATGTTTTCAAATAGTAATTATAACATTAAATCTATAACTTTTGGTTTGTATTCATCAGAAGAAATCTTAAGTATGTCTGTATGTAAACTTGATAATATAAAGAAAAGTGGTTATGGTTCTGTATATGATTTGCGAATGGGAACAAATGATTTTTTCAATAATTGTAAAACTTGTGATCAAAATTCCAACATATGCCAAGGACATTTTGGTCACATAGAATTAAACGAAATGATTCTACATCCTTTGTTTTACAAAGATGTTATCAAAATTTTGAGTTGTATTTGTTTTAAATGTAACAGACTTATTTTAACAAGAAACCAACTTGATTTACTAGACCTTAACGGAAAATTCAATAAAATAGTGGAAAAATGTAAAAAAACAGTATTTTGTTGTCACGATAATTGTAAAAATATTAAACCAGAAATTAAACTAGTTAATACAACAGAAATCAAAATAATATTAAAGTACGAGTATAAAACCAGAAAAAACAACATATCATTGAGTGTGCCAGAGATTGATTTTATCTTATCAAACATATGTGATGAAGACTTGTTGTTAATGGGTATAAACAAAGACATATGTCATCCAAAAAACTACATAATTAAAGTACTTCCTGTATTACCTTGTTGTGCCAGACCTTATGTTAAAATTGATGGCAGAATATGTGATGACGATTTGACGATACAATACAATGAAATAATTAAAGTAAATAACAAGCTACTTGATGTAGAAGATAATTCGAAAAAACAAAAACTATTAGCTATATTACAATTTCGAATATTAACTACATTTAACAACAGCGGAGGAAAGGCTAAACATAGTACAAATTCTAGACCTATCAAAGGAATTAAGGAACGACTTACAGGTAAACAAGGCCAATTAAGAATGAATATGATGGGTAAACGATGTAACCAAACAGGAAGAACTGTAATTGGTCCAGACCCTACACTTAAAATGGATCAATTAGCAGTTCCAGAACTCATGTCAAAAATACTAACTATGCCAGTCAAAGTTACGAAATTTAATTTTGATAAACTACAAAAATTAACAAATACAGGAAAAGTTAATTATGTTTTGAAAAACAATGGCAAGAAAAAAATCAATATCAAGAGATATCGAGTAGGTACTAAGATTAAGTTTGGAGATATTATTATCAGAGACGGTCAAGAAATCACTACAGATTGTCTTAAAAAAGGCGATATAATTAAGAGAGGACCCGAGTTTATTACAGATATTATACCTACTAACAGAGATTATCAACTTACAATTGGTGATATAGTTGAAAGACATCTACAAGACGGTGATTATGTTTTGCTAAACAGACAACCAACTCTACATAAGGCATCTATGATGGCAATGCAAGTAATAGTTAAAAAATTTAAAACTTTAAGAATGAATTTAGCTATTACCAAACCTTTCAATGCTGATTTTGATGGTGATGAAATGAATATACATGTACCACAAACAACAGAAGCATACACAGAACTACGGATGCTAGCAAATGTTAAAAACAATATCATATCTTCTCAGAATGGTAAACCTAATATGGCAATCGTACAAGATTCTTTATTGGGTTCTTACAAAATGACACAAAAGATACAATCGATTACTAAGGCACAATTTTTCAACATAACAATGAAGCTTTATTCATCTCCTCTACATTCCAAAAGTCAAGAAATGATGACATCGCATGAGATTCTAGATTCGATTGATTTTATTAACACAATCCTTAAAGAAAAAGGAAAAACACATGATTGTTTTAATGGAAAAGGTTTGTTTTCAATGTTTTTACCTCGTGATTTTATATACGAATATAAAAACAATAAAGACATAGATGAACCTGTCGTAAAAATCTGGAGAGGTGTTTTATATGAAGGTACACTAGACAAAAATGTGCTAGGATCTACTCATAATTCTTTGATTAAAATTTTACATAAAGAGTATGGACGAGAATATACAAGTTATTTTATAGATTGTGTACAATTTATAACAAATAATTTTTTATTGATAAATGGTTTTTCTGTTGGATTGGGTGATTGTTTGATTACAGACAAATCAAAAAAACAGCAAATTAATGATAATATTGAAAAGTGCTATTTGGAATCGGAAATAATTAAGAAAACTACTCAGCACAACACAATTAGAGAGTTACGAATAAATGCTATATTAAATAAAGCGAAAGACATTGGACTACGGATAGCTAAAGAATCTTTTCATGAAAAAAACAATTTTTTAAGCACTGTAAATTCAGGTAGTAAAGGTGATTATTTTAATATTACACAAATTACAGGTCTTTTAGGACAGCAGAATTTGAAGGGTAAACGAGTACCATTATCTTTAAATAATGGTAGAAGGTCTCTACCTCATTATCCTTTTCAAGGTTTGTCAGTTAAAAAAGAATACGAATCAAGAGGTTTTATTTCTAATGGTTTTTTGAATGGATTATCTCCTAGACAGTTTTATTTTCATGCTATGTCTGGTAGAGAAGGAATTTGTGATACAGCAATGGGAACAGCAACTTCGGGTTATATGCAACGGAAAATTGTTAAACTATCAGAAGATATTAAAATCAATCATGATTATACAGTCAGAAATGCTACTGATAAAATATACCAGTTTGCATACGGAGAAACCAATATAGATACTTGTAAAAATGTAAAAGTAAATGGATCTATGGAAATTTGTAATGTAGATAGGATAATCCAAAAATTGAATATGAAACACGAAAACTAAAATAAATATAAAATAATTATTTGATTAGCAAGATGAAATGAAATACTATATGAAATATTTCATATAGTATTTTATAATATTTAACAATCATTGAGTTGCTTAGCTGAATCTTTACATACAATTTCATAACTACCGACATTTACTTCCCATACATTAGCACCACTATTAACCCTTGGATTAGAAGTATAATCGCTCCATGAATTAACTTTAAGTGTGGTTTTAATAATATTTGGATCAATAGTTGAATTACTTAATAAAAAGCTAGTAATATTACTATAATCACTAAATGTTGGTTTACTAGTCATGACGGTTGAAGGTTGTATAAAATATGAACTATTTTGTTGTAGATTATTAGTATCACCTGAACTACCTATTACAGATAGTTTGTATAAGTTACCATTTACTACAAGCACACCAGCAACTAATGTATCATCTTTTAATTTATAAACATCTTCTGCAGCAACGGGGGGGGATATCCACGGACCTTGAAACATATAATTGGTAGAAGCACAATCATTTCCGCTGTATCCAGTGTTACAAGTACACACACCAGTCTTTGAATCGCAAGTACCGTTTCCGGAACAATTTTGAGGGCATAATTTACTAGCACAATCACTTCCAATGTATCCAGTCTTACAAGTACACACACCATTTGAATCGCAAGTACCGTTTCCGGAACAATCTTGAGGGCATAATTTACTAGCACAATCATTTCCAGTGTATCCAGTCTTACA